ATTGTAAATATGGCATTGGCAACAAAGGAATTAGTTTCTCAGGCCATACAATGGGGAATATCAACGGCATCTAAAGTAGCAGATACAGCAGCCACAGCAGCACATACAGCGGCTACATGGTTAGCCACAGCAGCTACAACAGCATTTGGTGTTGCTATGTCTGTATTAACAAGTCCTATAACATTAGTTATTGTAGCTTTAGCAGCGTTAGGAGTTGCTATATACGAATTAGTAAAACATTGGGATGTAGTTAAGGATGCAGCAGGAAAATGTTGGGATTGGATTACTGATAAATGGTGCAAAGCAGGTGATTGGTTCAAAGGCATATGGCAGGATATAAAGTCTGCATTTTCTTCATTTGATAACTGGTTACAGAATATTTTTAACATAGATTTTTCAGATAGCTTCGGCTTTATAGGCGATATAATGAATGCTTATTTGCAAAATGTTTCTAATATATTTGGTGACGTAAAGCAGATATTTGGTGGATTGATTGACTTTATTGCTGGGGTATTTTCAGGTGACTGGTCAAGAGCCTGGAATGGCATTGTGGATGCCTTTGGTGGAATATTCTCTTTAATTGCAGACATAGCCAAAGGATCTATTAATATGGTAATCGGACTTATAAATGGTATGCTTGACGGATTAGAAAGTGGAATTAACTGGATGGTTCGTAAGGTAAATAGTTTGAGTTTTGATGTGCCTGACTGGGTACCAGTTATAGGTGGTGACCATTTCGGGTTTGATTTACCGGAAGTTGGTTTTGGCAGCATTCCATACCTTGCACAAGGTGGATATGTAAAGCCAAACACACCACAGCTTGCAATGATAGGTGATAACAGACATCAGGGAGAAGTTGTAGCTCCAGAGGATAAGCTTATTGATATGGCACAGAAGGCAGCAACTATGGCATCTAGTGCTGAACTGTTAGCCGAAGCTATAAGTATTCTTAAGCAGATCCTTAAGATACTGGAAACATTAGATCTTGATATACAGCTTGATGGAAAGAGTCTTAAGAAGTATGTAGTTGATAAGATAAACGAACATACAAAGCAGACAGGAAAATGTGAGATTATACATTAAGGATGTGATGAATTGATATTGCAGTGTGATGGACAGGAGCTTCCGGCTCCTGTGTCCATCAAAGTGGATGATGAGATAATATGGTCTTCTTCAACGGGACGAGCACTTGACGGAACAATGTTAGGTGATGTAGTTGCTGAAAAGAAGACCTTATCTATATCCTGGGGAGTTCTTCAGGAAGATGAGTTGGTTCTTATTAAGAATAAGCTTGTTGCCGGATTCTTCCCAATAACATTTCATGATGATGGACAGGATATAACAATAACAAGTTACAGAGGTACACTAAGCAAGGAAGTAATAGGGGAGCTTGATGATGGTATTTTCTATTACAGAAGTGCAAGTGTATCTATTATTCAACAATAAAGGAGATTTATAATATGAAATTTACAATCAAACAGATTGACAGATGTGCAGCAGAATTACAGAAGTTACAGAATTCAAAGAAACATTGGCCAGTTAAGGTCAATTATGCAATTGCTAAAAATCTTAAAGCGTTATTGGCAGAATTAGAGGTATATAACGCTGAAAGAACGCGATTATTAAAGGAAAATGCTTTAAAGGATGAAAATGGAAATGCAGTCGTAGAAGATGGCTCTTACAAGTTTGCAGAAGACAAGGAGCAGGAGGTGATTAAAGAAATTGATGAAATGTATAACATTGAAACAGAACTTGATGTGCATATGATTAAGCTGGAAGATGTTAATGAGTGCGATTCAGAAGGATATGACGGAACTACATTAGAAGATATTACAGCAATAGAGTTTATGATACAGGAGTAAACATATGTATAACAACGTAACAGAAGCTTTTAAAGAAACAATAAGAAGTCCATCAAGGACTTTTGAGGCAAGGCTTAAGATTAATGGACGGTGGTTTAATTCCGAGTTCAAAAAATTGAGCTATGAAACATCAAGTACGGCTGATGAAGCTTTACAGCTAGGAGCGGCTGTATCTGCAAAGATAGAAATTACTATTAAAAAGATAGACGAATTATTTGAAAATACAGAGATACCAGTAGAGATAGGTTTAAAGCTGCCAAGTGGAAAGTATGAATATATTCCACTTGGCTTTTTCACAGCAGAGCGCCCACAAAGTGATCAGGCAACAACGACATTTACAGCATATGACAGAATGATGAAGACTACAGGACTATATATATCCAATCTGATATATCCAGCAAGTGCTGCTTCGGTTTTAAGTGAGATAAGTACAAGCTGTGGTGTTCCGGCAGACGTAAGTGGTATGGATTACATAATGATACAGACTAAACCAGTTGGATATACATACAGAGAGGTGATAGGCTATATAGCTTCATTAGCTGGTGGATTTGCATGCGTGGACAGAGCCGGAACTATTGTTATTAAGTGGTATAAAGAATGTGAGTATTCTATAGATAAAACAAGAATTATGTCATTTGAGCATAATGAAAGCGACTTTCATCTGGATTATATTAACTGCAATGTGGATAGCCAGACTGAATTATCACAAGGCGGTGGACAACTGGGAATAACCTTTTCCAACCCATTTATGACGTCAGACAGATTAAGTTATATATATCAGAGCATTAAAGGATTTACTTATAGAGGTGCTTCGTTAAAGACACTTGGAGATATACGCCTGGATCCGTGGGATATCATAACTGTCAATGATGGTACTGGTGAATATAAAATGCCGGTTATGAATTTGGCACAGGAATATGATGGCGGTATGGCTATGACTGTTACATCTTATGGTAAGACGGAAGCTGAGACTGAAACAGATTTTAAAGGTCCGACAACACAGCAGAACGAAAGAATATATTCTGATTTGATATTAGCAAAGGAATTAATAGCAAAGAAAGTTGATGCTGACTGGGTTAAGGCTAATACTGTTACAGCAGAGAAAATTGATGCCGTAAATGCAGAGATAATTGATATAAAGACCAATTATCTTAAAGCAGATGTTGCAGATTTAAGGTACGCTAACATAAAGCTTAGTAACATCGAAGCTGGCTCTATAAAGACAGCAATGATAGACAAAGGTGCAGTTGGTACAGCTCAGATTGCAGACGGAAGCATAACAGATGCAAAGATAGTAGATTTAACTGCTAATAAAATAACAAGTGGAACTATAGATGCCGCTAACATCGAGGTAATCAATCTTAAGGCTGCCAATATCACGGTAGGAACAATTAACGGTAAGCAGATAGCTGAAGGAGCAATAGATACATCCAAATTTGGAACAGATGTAACAGACTGGATGAATACAACAGACAAAGATATAGAAAATGCAGCACAAAAGGCAGATTCAGCTAATACAAATGCGGCAGGTGCATTAAGTACGGCGGAAGCGGCTAAACTTTTATCAGCGGCGGCTTCTAAGACTGCGGAAGGAGCACAGCTTACAGCAGATGGCAAGAATACAGTATTTTATCAGACAACGGCACCTTCTGTTGAAGATAGAAAAACTAATGATATATGGTTTAATACAGCAGATTCTAATAAGATGTATTACTTCGATGGCAAAAGCTGGGTATTACGTCAGTTCGGAACTAATGCCATAGCGAATGCTTCTATAACTAATGCATTAATAGCAGATGCAACAATACAGAATGCCAAGATTGCCAATATGGATGCAGGAAAGATTACAAGTGGTTATATATCCGCAGACAGGATAGCTTCAGGTTCGATTGTAATTGGAAAACTTGATGCTGGTACGCAGAATGATATAGCCGCCGCCAAGAAAAGATATCAGATAACTGTAGATTTAAGAGATACAAAATATAATACGGATACATATTATCCAGTATTAATAAGTCCCTCTATACCATATAACGGTTTACATAACTATGAATGTAATGTTCAGCTTAATAGCGGTTCTAAACCTGTATGGTCTACGCATAATCAAGGTTTTACTTGCAATCTTATTTTAAGAGTATTAGCAGGTGGCTGGGGAACAACGGATGCAGCTGGTTATTTGGAGGAGAATAATTATCGTTTTTGTAATAAAATGCCTGCGTTTGTAGGGCAGGTACAACAACATAGCCAGATATACTTTATGTTGCGTGGTGGGGCACGATATTACATTTATACACCTAATAAAAGTGACGTAACAATATATACTGTTAAAACTAATATAGCAAGAAATACTTCATATACAGTGTATCTTGAACCTACCCAATCGCCAAAGAATGATTATGCGGAGGCTAAAGGATCTACAATTGCAAGCTGGTGTGCTGCAAATAATAAGACACTTATTAATGGTGGAAAGATATATACAGGCAGTGTTACAGCAACACAGATAGCCGCAAATGCAATAACAACAGAAAAGATAGCGGCAAGTGCAGTTAATGCAGATAAAATAGCAGCTAGTGCTATAACTTCGGCAAAAATAGCAGCAAATGCAGTAACCTCGGATAAGATTGTTGCAAATGCAGTTACAGCCGCGAAGATAGCTTCTAAGACAATAACAGCTAATCAGATAGCTGCTAAGACAATAACAGCGGCTGAGTTAAGTGTATCTACATTATCTGCAATATCAGCAAACTTAGGATAATCCAATGACCATTCTTCGTGTTCGCCGGCAGCAGCTTCCTGAAGATTTTCCAGGGTAGTGCCGATAACACCTGCAGGATAAGAAGCGGTGATTTCCACCATACCGCCTTCCAGCCACTTGAACATACGTTTAGCGTGTTCCTTTTCCTGGTCAGCCGTTTCTGTGAAAATAGCGGCGATTTGTTCGTAACCTTCTTTCTTGGCTACACTTGCAAAATAAGTGTAACGCATTCTTGCTTGTGATTCACCAGCGAATGAAGTCAGCAGATTCTTCTCAGTCTGAGTTCCTTTAACACTTTTAGCCATAGTCTCTTTTTTTATTAGTTAATATAATTACGTATAAATGTCGTTCGTACTGTTTATAAACAACACAAAATTACGAATTTAGTTTGGAATAATCACACCTCTGCCCCATCGGATTTATTTATCGTCTTATAGAAAGAATCTATCTTCACCGATAACCCGAAGAGGTATTTCAGACATAATTAATAGCACATATCTGATAAGGAAAACAAAATACATCACAGTTGTGTTCACTAATATCCATTATTTTATCTACTTTTGCAGGCAATTTGCAATATATACATTACATTCTGTATAAAAAAACGTATAAAAAAGTAGATTATAATGAAAGCGTTCGGATTCAGACCAAAGCTATACACGGCTTTAAAAAATTACTCTAAAGAACTGTTCATGGCAGACCTGATGGCATCGTTGCCCTCCCGCTTGCCATTGCATTCGGTATCGCCTCCGGCGTATCACCGGAGAAAGGTATCATTACGGCTATCATAGCCGGTTTCATCATCTCCCTGATGGGTGGGAGCAAGGTACAGATTGGAGGACCGACCGGTGCGTTCATCGTCATTATCTATGGCATCATCCAGCAATACGGTGAATCGGGGCTTATTGTCGCCACACTGATGGCAGGCGTACTGCTCATCCTGCTGGGAGTTTTCAAGCTGGGAGCTGTCATTAAGTTTATCCCCTATCCCATCATCGTAGGTTTTACAAGCGGTATCGCCGTAACTATCTTTACCACACAGATCGCCGATATTTTCGGATTGAACTTCGGAGATGAGAAAGTACCGGGAGACTTTATAGGAAAATGGCTGATTTATTTCCGTCATTTCGACACAGTGAACTGGTGGAATACTATCGTAAGTATCATCAGTGTGGTCATCATCGCCATCACTCCTAAGTTCTCAAAAAAAGTGCCCGGCTCTCTGATTGCCATTATTGTAGTGACAATTGCCGTATATCTGATGAAAGTATATGGTGGCATCGATTGTATCGATACCATCGGTGACCGTTTTACTATCAATTCCGAATT